GGCTTTCCCTGCGGTTTTATTACATATTCTCCGAGCAGTTCGTTAAATCTTGCTCTGCCTAAAAGTGCTCCCATTTGGGTGATGTTAAGTATTTCTTTCTTATATATGTTCTTTTCGTCATAACCGGCTTTAATTAATACATCGGCGATTTTGCTGTCGTCCTCCGCATATTTGCGGTTACTTCTTCCCTCAACCACTTTAAATCCCGGATACTTAACGCCGTTATTAAGTGCCTGTTCCAAAGCATAGTCCTTTACGAGTTTCGACCACTTCGCAAGGTTTTCCGCTTGGTCTATTACCTCCGCAATTTCATCTTCGGTAAGTTCCAAAGGCGGTTTGAAAGCCATTGCCGCAAGCCTGTTTTTCTCCTCCGCATACGCACGGCATACGGCTCTTGCTTTGCAAAATCCGTCATCGCAATGTCGCCCTGCTATGCAGTCACCGTCACCGCTGTTCGCAAGTACGGCTTTAGGCTTTAAATCTTCGCCCCACTTAATGAGTTCGTCGCGTGTAAGCATTTCCGTATCAATGTTATCAAGTCGCGGTTGGAATATCGTTAAATTGACCTTATGTATGTCGTATAGGTAGTCGTATTCGCTCAATGCTCCTAAGCCATATATCCGCAGTTGACTGTTCTTGTCTGCCGATACTTTTACGCCCTGTCCGTATTTAAGGTCTATTATTTCGATTATTCCGCCGCCGATAATAACGGTGTCGCCTGTACCGAATCCGTCGGGTACCCATTCCGAAAAATCTAAACGGCGTTCAAGATGAATCTGTGCGTCCTCGCATTGACTTTTCACTGCATTGTACCGCTCTAATACAAAATCACGATAACTGTCCGTGTATTCTTCCATATCTTCTGTTATGTCAAGCGAACGTATCATCTTATGATACTGCACGCGTGTTATGTGGTTTAAAGCTAATTTCAGCTTTGCCTCGCCCAATGAATGTGCGGTAGTTCCCTCTCTTGCATATTCACTGCTTTCGTCGGGGAATTTGCTTTCCATTGCGATTGACGCAGGGCAGTTTATCCACTTCTTTGACCCCGACGCTGAAAGTTTTGCGTGTTCTTCCGGCATTACTTCACATCTCCTATTCTTGTCATCGCCTCTGCGTATCGCTCCGGCGGTATTTCCGTTACTTTGCCGTAACCCATTTCTTGAAGCAGTCCCTTAGCCTTATCTCTGCCCTGCGACTTCGCATACTCACCGAATGCCTTGCGTACTTCCTCTATTGTGTATTCGATTGTTGTTACTTCTGCGTTTTTATCTTCTGTCGGAGTATTGTCTGCCGGTATTTCGGCGGTGTTATCCTCTGTCGGAGTATCGTCTGACGGCTGTTCCTTTCTTACAACGTTCGCCGCTTTCTCAACTTCCGCCTTTGTCCTCTCCACAGGTCCCGTCTTTTTGTTGAGTACCGAACATAATCCGTACATTCGGTCGAATACTTCCTTGTTACCCTCAAAATCTTTCTGTTCAAGCCTAATTACAATTTGCATTGATTTTTATTCCTTTCCTATATTATTCTATTTCCCATTTATCTTCACAAAACTTAATCATCTTTGAAACGATGTGTCTTACCGACAAACCTGTTGCAGAGGCGACTTCCGATATTATGTCTGCCGCCTCTTGGTCTATTTTTACTACACTTCCGCAATTTCTCGGCTTTGGTTGTACGTTAAATACTAAAGTTTCCATTTTTATTCCTCCTAATAAAACTCTTGTTTTTTACTTGCTTTTGTGATAAAATTCAGTTACAGATATTTTAATCTGTGTTTTTGTTATTTGACCGTTATTGAGTTGCCGCTCTGACGGTCATTTTTATTGCGACTAAGTATCATCGTATTTACGAAAACACCTACCAAATGCTTTTCATTCGGTGTTAAATCACTATACAATTTCAGTATTTCCGCCATTTTCTCATCTGCCACACTTCTCACCTCCTAATTCTGATATTTTATAGGCTGTCTGTATGCCGAAACTATTCCCCAAGATAATCCGTAACTGTACGGGAACTGCAATACCTCTTTGAATAGGTCATACCACGCTTTTTCCTTTTCGTATGCGTCGGCTTCTTCTTCCGTAAGTCCGTCGCGTTCATCGTCGCATACTGCGTCATCATCATCTATGCACGCCCAATCATCATCAATACAGGCGAAGTCGTCATCACGACAAGCAAAGTCATCGTCTATGCACGCCCAATCGTCAAATTCGTATTTTGTCATAGCCGTTTAATTATCTCCACTGATAATCTTTGCAACACTCATTTCAAGCGGGTGCTTTGACTTGATACGATTTGTTATCCCATATCCTTTTGCTATGTATGCCTTAACCGACTTGTTCTCATCAGCGTTTAAAACCACAACATCATCTCTGCCCGTCATTACTACATATTTGTTCATTTGAAAATATTCCTTTCACCGTTATTTTCTGCTTTGCGTGTCCTCTGCACTCCTTGGCGAATGCGTTAATCATCGGAAATACTTCTCTGTGAAAATATTCTTCCGTTTTCTCATTCTCTGTTTTTGGTTTTCTTTTTAGCATTTTTTATGTCCCTTTCTGCCAATTTCCAACTTATGATTAGTCCGATACTGAAACTAATCAGTGCAATTCCTATTGTGTTCATTAGTTTACCTCTCTTTATCCTGTGAGCTTGTCCCATCATCGGAGCATTAAGCTCCTTTTTCTTTGTTTGCTTGAATAGCATTGTACTCGTCAATCATCTCCTGCGACGGCTCAACCGTTACATCACCGTACCCAAGCATATGATACATATTTTCTATATGAGGTTTCCAATGCTGAAAACGCTCATAAGCAGGTCTGTCTTGCCAACTTCCTACCACTTCAACATGTACTTTAGGTTGCTTTCTCGGCTTTCTTGCCTTTTTGGTTTTTTCCGCCTCCATAATCTCCACCTCCCGTTATAATCTATGTTTTTCATTTTTTGTCCTATTACTTTGTATTAAGCAATCTGCTCCTGTTCCATTATCGGAAGTATACCCTCGTTCTTTAACAATGCATAAATAAATAATCTGCCTTTTTGTGTCCAATATGTATTTACTTTAGAATGTTGCTTGCCGTCATTTCCGTTTACAGTATGCGTCTTTGTACTTGTATAACCTTTTTCAGCATATTCCTTATACAACAGCCATATCCCTCCTTGTTTAAATTGTATCTTGTGTTCTTTTAAGAAATTGTTTAACCATTTTGCCGACTTACCGTAATCCTTTGCTATTACAGTGACAGATAATAAATCGGGACAATTTAAAACTAAATCATAATATGATGCCTTTGGTTGAAGTTCCATAATCTGCTGTTCTTGAACTTTAACAGTGGTGTTTAGTTTCTTATTTTTCTCTCGCTCCAATTTTAATGCCGTAAACGCTTGTATAGCTAAATCGGGATTATCCAACAATTCGTCGGTTGCATACATTCCCGTTTTGCGTATTGCCGGTAATACATCAGCCGTAACCCAATGCTTAAACTTCTTCGCATTCGGCATTTTACTTGATAAGATAAGACTGTACAAACCCGATTCATTAATCATTGTCAAATCTTGTTTTCCTCCAAGGGTGTCACATTTCGTTACCCCCTTATCTTCTTCATCAATATGGTCTATAATAGCCTTTCTTGGATTGCTGTATCCGAGGATTTCCGCTACATCCTTACCGACAAACATAATCTCTCCGTTTACTGTTGTTGTTCTTACAGAGCCGAACTCTGCATTTTCAAATACCTTTAATTCTTCCATAATTCTTTTTCCTTTCTTATATTACCTACGTCGATTGTATTTTTTAACCATTTGTGCTATAATCATCTCGGAAGGAGGTGATTATATATGGACAAATTATTCAATGTAGCAAATATACATAATAATATTCTCAAAGAATTATCAAGTATTTCACCGGCTACCGGTGCTATAAAAGAAATGTCAAGTATTTTATCTGCTACCAATAAAATAAGCAATTTTTCAAGCATTTCATCAGTTTCTGACGAAATACGAAAACTATCAAGTGTTAAATTATTTACACCTAGTGCCTTTGCGAGCATTGCAACTGAAATACAAACAGTTTTATCAGCGGCAAAATTCCAAGCATCGCCATTTGAAAACGTTTCATCGTTCATCAAAAATCCATCAATAAATGCTATTATTACTTCGTGTCAAGATATGGTTGGCGACTTAAAAATCAAATCTAACGCTGATACCGATGTTACTAAACGTTTCTCTGATTTACTTGACAAAACTGTTGATGAAATATCTTTAGACGAAGAATCGCAATCTTTATTTAAAGATACTTCAGAAAAAGTCAAATCCAAGAATATAACTATTGAACAAATTATACAGTTTATACTCAGCATTATCACTATTCTAACATTCGTTCAAAGTTGCAGTCCCAATAAACAATTATCCGAAAATAACGAACTTCAGCGCCAAGAAGTTCAAGAATTACAAAATAATAATAATTTATTGGTTAAGCAAAATGAACAACTTGAAACAATTATCAAAATGTGTGATGAATACACTGAATTGCTCTTGGAAATTGATAAATCCTCTGCTCAGGATGTTGATACTGTCGATTAATTCATCTACTTTAAAAATTAATGACAATATTAAGAGAGCTTGTATTAATATGGCAATCCATATTTTTATATGCTCTTTTTTTATTTCTTTATCTTCCACTCTCTCACTTCCTCTCTATGTATCAAACCTATGCTGATTTTTGTTCGTCTGTTGCAAAATTAACCATATTGTGCTAAAATGTAATAAATATAGACAACGCCGAGCCAAACCCACTACGGGGAGGTGTAACGACTGGACACGGAGCAACCTTTCCCACAGGTTGAAGGCACAGTCTGAACTCATAGGCGACTATGAGAGTTATGCAGAAATGACATAACCACGATTTTTTCGGAGTAACAAATTGGATGTCAACGATTAGAAATGATGAAATCAGACTTTCTGGTATGGCAACAATGTGTAAACCATTTGATGAAACAAATTATGCATCTCTTTCTAAGATAAAAGATGTGATTAAACCTATTGATACTTCAGTATTAAATTCAGTTAAACAAATCAGTTCAACACTACCTAAGTACAATGATGATGAGGTGACAATATCGCCCTGCTATACGGTAACGTATAGTTTGCACTCCGTAAATTCGGTGAAACTCTATATTTATTTTTCTTCAAGCACATAGTCTTTGCTGTGTGCTTGTTTTTTTACGCTGATTTTTGTTCAGAGCTTTGAACAATGTTGGCAAAAAAAATTCACCAATTTCGGAAGTTTGAATTTCCAACAGTTCACAAGCTTTATCAATTTCGTTTTGTTTCCATTCTCTTTTGTTGTTTAATTTTAATGATATACTGCGTGGTGACATATTCATCGCCTCCGCAAATCTTTCTTGCGTCTTGAACTTTTCTTTAATTCTTCCCGACAACTTTGCGTACTTAAATGACATATTTATTTACCCCCTTTCTATTTTTTTGTTCAGTATCTTCGAGCAATTATATAATACCATGTTCTTCACCACTTGTCAACACTTTTGTTCAAAAAAATGAACCTTTTTATAAAACTTATTGACTTTTTGTTCAAGAACTGCTACAATAATCGTGTGAGGAGGCGATAAAATTGAAAAATTCAAATACTGCTCTTAGATTAAAACAATTAATGAAAGAACGTAATTTAAAACAGATTGATATAGTAAGATTGGCAGAGCCTTATTGCAAAGAAAATAATACGAGATTAGGCAGAAACGGTATAAGTCAATATGTGGCGGGTAAATCAGAACCTGGACAACATAAACTATATATATTAGGTAAAGCGTTAAATGTAAGTGAAGCATGGCTTATGGGATATGACGTTCCAATGCAAGCTGAACAAATTGCCCCATCAAACACATATCCGTTAGATGATATAAAGTTTGTTAATATTCCTGTTATTGGTTCTGTTGCAGCCGGAACGGGTTGTCTTGCTGATAATGAAATTATCGGATATGAACCGACAGACTACGATGACGTAAAAGACGGACAAGAGTACAGATATTTAACAGTTAAGGGCGACAGTATGTATCCGAAGTTTGAAGAAGGTGACCTTGTACTTGTCAGATGTCAGTCATCGGTAGACAGTGGCAGTTATGCCGTGGTATTGATTGATGATGAAGAAGGAGTTATTAAGAAAATCGTATACGGTCCTAATTTTATTGAATTACATTCGATAAATCCGATGTACCCTGTCAGACGTTTTGAAAATGAAAATGTTTTGCGTATTTGGGTTTTTGGATTGGTTCGGTCGATAAAAAGAAAACTGTAGATAAGATTGAATTTAAGGGGATTGATATTATGGACATCATTAAATATTACGGCAGTGATGAAACGAAAACCGAATTTATAAATCATGACAGTGAGCCATTAATGGCAGTAATTGCACACGACCGCTCACACGCTGTTGTTTCGTTGCTTGACGAGGGTTGTGAACACCATTTATTATTGGCAAAGGCTCTCGACAAATATAATATAGATGAATATTTTAGAATTATTTTTGATAACGAAGGTGCGGATTGGACTTTTGTATGCCCGCCTAATTACAAAAATATAACTAACAAAGAAAAACGTATAACGGAATTTTTTAATGACGGTGTTGATGCTATAACCGAATTTCTGAAACAAATCGGTTATGACGTGCCTATTAACGTCCCAAGACGTTATCGCAGACATATGGACTATTTGAAAAATTCAGATTATTAAAGAGGTTTTTATATATATAATTAGAGAAACGTAAGTAAAAATTGAAAGGATTGATAACAATTAACGATTTTCCATATAATATAAACGATTTGAAAAATGCGTGTAAGAATAAAAAAATTATTTGGAAAGAACACGCTACTCAAAGGCTATTGCAAAGAAAAATATTAAGAGATGAAGTCATACAATGTATTTTAAACGGCGAAATTATAGAAAATTATATAAGCGACAAACCCTTTGCAAGTTGTCTTGTATTCGGATATAGAGGTATTGACAAGCCGTTACACGTCGTATGTAGTTTTGACGGCGAATATATCCATATTATAACGGCATATATTCCCGATACCATAAAATTTTATGATGATTTGAAAACAAGAAAGGAGAATTAATTATGAAATGTATCGAATGTGGTCATGACACCATTAACAAAAACAGAACATATGTTGCAAATCTTGAAAATTGCGTTATTATTATAAAAAATGTTCCGGCTATGGTTTGTGAGCATTGCAACGAAGTTTATTATTCCGATGAAGTATTCGGGCAAATTGAAAAAATAGTATACAAACTCGAAAACATTATAAATGATATTGCAGTTATTGACTATACAAATTCTGCCGCGTAAAAAATTCCCCTGCCTGTTGGAGCAGACAGAGGAAAAAGAATAAAGTGCATTTATACACATATGTCACGCTCCCCACGGAGTGTGTGAGTTGAAATATAACACAAGAAAGGAAGATTTACGATGAATGTAGCCATGTATTTACGAAAATCGAGAGCGGACGAAAACAATCCGCTTGAAACACTTGAACGTCACAAAGAAATTCTTCTTTCTTATGCAAAGGACAATAATTTAACGGTCATTGACATATTTGAAGAAGTGATAAGCGGAGGAATGTTATACAACAGAACTGAAATGCTGAAACTGCTTGACGCTATTCCCTCGCACATATATGATGCGGTATTATGTATTGACCTTGACCGTTTAGGGCGCGGAAGTGCCGCAGACAGTGAAAAAATCTTTGACGTTCTTAAAGAAAACGATGTAAAAATTATTACGCTCAAAAAAATATATGACCTCAACAACGAGTATGACGAAGATTACAGTGAATTTGAAATGTTTATGGCTCGAAAGGAGCTTAAATTCATCACTCGCAGAATGAACCGCGGACGTATCAAATCAATCAACGACGGTTGCTTTGTGTCGGGTGCTCCGTTTGGTTATCGAAATGCCGTAATAAATAAAAAGCACACGTTGGAAGTATATGAACCGGAGGCGAAATATGTTCGTATGATATTTGATATGTATGTAAATCAAAGTATGGGTATTACTTCAATAAGCCGTCAGCTTGCAAATTTGGGTGTCTTGAGCAAGAAAAATACACCGCTCCACCCCACCACAATCGCCCGTATGCTCCGAAATCATACTTACATAGGTAAGATAGTGTGGAACAAATCAAAGTCTGTTAAAGGCAAAAATACGCAAGAAAAAACGAGTAAAGATGATTGGTTATATGTTCCTGGACTGCATGAGCCAATAATTGACGAGGACACGTTCAACAAAGCACAAGATATTATAAATCTGAAATACAAACCGCCTATGCGTACAGGCACGTTGCAAAATCCGTTTGCAGGGCTTTTAAAGTGTGCTAATTGCGGTCGGGCAATAGTTATCAATACTTCTAACGAAACCGTTGAAAAATACCGTCTTTGCTGTCGTACACTTGGTTGTAATAAGGCATCTGCATTGAGTATTGTAGAAGATAAAGTATTTGAAGTGCTTACAAAGGAATTTAAAGATATTGAATTGTCTTTGAAAAATATCCGTCAATCGCATAATAAAGATAAACTTTCCTGCCTTGATACAATAGCCACTTTGGAAACAGAATTAAAAAAACTTGATAAACAACAACTCCGTCTGTATGACTTGCTCGAACAGGAAGTCTATACAAAAGAACTTTTCCTTGAACGTAATAACGCAATTTCAGATAGAAGAAAAAAAATTAATGCCACGATAGCACAGGAACGTGAAAAATTTAAACTTGTGGATACATCTTCCATCGAAGAACGACTTCCCCTTTTTCGTGAACTTCTCACTAATTACCACTCTCTTTCAGCCGCCGAAAAAAATTCCATTCTTAAAAATTTCGTAAAAAAAATTGAATATAAACGTGAAAAATCCGCTCCCGAGGGCGATATCTTCTTGAAAATCTATTATAAATAACTTTTTACCCGCCTTATGTATCTTGTTGCCATAGCTGTATAGATAACAACAAGATACCCAACCAAAAAGAACATAAGCATTTTGCCTATGTTCCTTCTTAATTTGTATAGGTTATTCTTGAATAAAATCATCAATCACATCATGCAAATAGCATGATGACAATCCGTACTGGTTCAGCCTGTCTATCAGCTCCGTCACTTCTTCCTTATTCGGCGACACATCTTTGACAGACACTTCGTCACACTTAATGCCGTATGTGATTTTTGCCCACTCCATCAATATTCTTTTCTTCTTGATATTAAGCGCTTTTGCGATTACAAGGGCAACAGATGTTTTTTCACTATAATAAGTTTCAAATTAATGAATACTGTTTTTTTATATCTATTCACTTTTATTGACATCACTAAATCTAAAAGTAGTTTTTGGATTTAGTGCCGACTTTCTGTTTGGTCCTTTATAATAAGCTTCGACAAAAACGACTTTGCCGCTTTTGTAATGCCTAACATGCCCATGAACGATCCATTTATCTGTTTTCCTAATTATTTTTTTATTTTTTGATGATGATAAGTATTTTTTACTTCCCAATTTTATATTAAAATAATTACTGACATTGATATTACGTATTATTGATGAATCTATATAATTATCTTTATTATTAATAACGCTGATAGGAATTTTACAGGTACTATTTTCTCTATTTTTTAATGTATCAGAAGAAAGAAAATTTATTGCTTGAAATGTAGTAAGGACATATAGCATAATTGTAGTAATTGTATCACTAAGTTTATCATCATCATTTTGTGCAGTCTTTACTAACCATTCTATTTCTTCATCAGAAAATACATTTTCTAATTCTTTTTTAGAAAATGTATCTAATAAAAACTGTTTTACACACGAGAAATTTACACTAAGTTCTTCATCATAATTTTCATTTACAGTATCTCCGATTTTATTCATCTTTATAATATATCTTAAATAAAAATCACCATCATGAAAATGATATTCTTTTATCTCTAAGTCAAACTTATTTTCCATATGAGCAACAACTTTAAAATGAGTATAATAAATCGCCCCACTTCGAGTTCTACTTTTTATAACTCCTTCAGGAATACAAGGAATTAAAAATTGAAAAGCAATATCTTTTACTACTGTGTCTTTTCCGTATTCATCTATAATATCATTTAATAACACACGCTCTTTCCCGTTCTCACTCGTTCCTGTAAGTTCTATTGTATCTAAACTTTTAATAAACTGAAAAGTATCAGCAATTCCATTATCCACTAAAAATTGATGTGTTTTCTTTATTATATTGTCCACTATTGCATCAAATCCTCAACAAATATTTACAATTTATTATACCATAAACCAAGTTCATTTGTCTATTGACGAAATACAAGAAATTTATAGTTTGAATTTATTCACTGTCAATATAGTCCAAGCAAAAAAATAAGGGTGGCATTACACCACCCTCAAAACTACTTATCATACATACCACATCTGTACTCCCTACAAATTGCCCTTAGGTCTTTGTAGGACAAACCCAGTCTGCCCTGTTCATCACCTTGTACCGCACCACAGTCCATAGCCGCCTGCACCGCAGGACGCGCCCACGACGGCATATTGTCATCATTGAAATCATATACCATTGTAGTTTGAACTACGTTTACCAACTGTTTGTTGATGTTTTTTAAATCGGCAATTTCCGCCGCCTGTTTTTCAATTAATGATTTTAGTTCATTGTACTGTTCCATTGTCAGTCCCTCCTCATTTCTTAAAATCGCCTTAACCTTTTCTTTGAATGTCGTCCAACCGGCACTGTTCTCAGTTGCCCACTGTGCCGGACACTGTTTGTCCCACACGTCATAGTGGCGCAAAACAAATATATCAACTGTATCTGCCGTAATGCCTATGTATTTACACAATTCAGCACATAAATAGGCGGTATTGTTAATTGTTTTTTCTGACACAATAGAATTACCACTACAACACATTTCAATGGATATGCTGTTTATGTTGCGACATTCGGCATGTTTATATACCTTTGTGCCGCCCACCGCCCATGCGGCATTATTCAATGCGACTGATTGATAACAACTATCATCATCAGTAAACAAATGTGCCGATGCACCTCGTGAACCATTATGAAAATATGTTGCATTTGCTTTTGCGGTGTCCTTCTTGTTTCCGGTGTAGTGAATTACAATAAACTTCACCAAACGACTACTGTATGTGTAATAGTTTGCCGATGATGACTGTATTGACGTATCAATGTCAATACCATTGAACTGTTTGATTGGGAAACCATCATTTATTGTCCTCATTCTTATCCCCCTCATCTGTCATATCATCAAGCTTTTTACTTGCAACTTCCAAGCCTTTTGTTAAAAACTTCGGAACATCTACGCCTATTTCTATCAGATTTTCAATTATTGAACGTATTTCATTGATTATAAATGTAGCCAATACAAACCAACCTATAAATGCGGATATTCCTAAATCAATACCAATAATATTGCCTATATCTTTGAAAGTGTATGACATGAAAAAGGCTATAAATATTACAATCCAATAACCTAATTTCTTTATAACCCCTTTTGCACCTTTATTGCTATTTTCTGTGTTTGAATATTTCGCCTTTTCAACTCCGGTGAAGAAGTCAACCACATTCAGCACCATAAAAGCCGCAAATATGTACCAGTATGCTCCGAACGCAGACGTTAAAAACGTCAACACTGTCGCCCATAACAAATTAATCTTAACAAAAATCTTATCCATAATCTAATCCTCCAAATCTTTATGTTTTTTCAAAATTACTACACCCAAAACGTCACCCAGTTCCACCGTTCCAAAATGGCGACTGTCTGTACTATGTCCACGATTATCACCCATAATCCATAATTCACCATTAGGGATTATAATATCAATGCTTTCACTTGATGTTTGCGAATTTATGTATGTTTCGTTCTGCCATATGCCATTTATCGCTACACTGCCATATGTGCTAATCGTCAAATGGTCGCCGCCAATAGCAATAACACGTTTAATCAACATATCACCGCCATGCGAAATAACTACAATATCACCACGTTCAACATTTTTGAAAAACGGATTATACAGTAACCTGTCACCGTCATGCACTGTCGGCATCATACTATGTCCTGATACCGTAGTACAACATATCAATCCCGATGTAACCAGATTAAATATTATCTGTGTAGCCGATAACCCCATTTTTTTCAGTCTATTTATGATTTTTTGCATTTCTTCCGCACCTCACTGCTTTTATATTTCAACTGTCGTTCTTTGTAGGCACAAACCGCAGACATATTGATAAAATCAATAATTGAAAATGCAATGCAACCAATGAAATACACTGCGGTGCAGTCAGCTTTCAAACCCAATAATATAAATAATACTGTCGGGAATATGCTACTTACCACTGCCGCTATTGTACTGCCTTTACGCATTATATCACTTCCCTTCCGACCTCAACTTTGACTGTTCTATACTCCGTATCTGAACATTTTTTCAATTTCGCTATGGCATAATCATAGCCGTCACCGTCCTGTCGTTTGATACGGACATAAATTTCATAAATGCTATCGCTAATATGCTGAATTGTCACATTTTTAGACGGAATTTCTGTGCGTTTGTTGGTTTGCTCATCCGTATAAAATATTTTATACGGTACTGATTTACCGTTTTCAATAATATAACCGACAGTGATTTTATACTGTTGTTCTGCATCACCGTACGGATTGTCAACCATTTTGTTGGCGATTATCCCCATTACAAAAATAACAGCAACCAACCCCATCATTACCCAATATATCGGTGCAGGGCATAGGAACATACCAGCCCATGCAAATTTAAAATATCTGCTCATTTCACTGTCCCTCCGTTATTTCCAACGTTCCGTAATGATAATAGGCACTACTTCGGTAATTCCCATAAAACCCAAAAATTACGCTGTATTTGCCTATTTCAGTTGGTTTATTCTGTGTACATTCCTTGGCGGCAAGTAATAGATTATTTTTATCATCTGACGAATATTTTTTATAGCTGATGTTGAATGTTGCATCAGTGTCTGATAATTCCAATGTATATTCCTTGGGTTGTCCGTCATACACAGCAAATTGATTTTCAACTGCATTGAATGATATTAATTTTCGTTCTATTGTTAAATAATGTGGCGAAAAATCCTCCGCACGATAGGCATATGGTGTGGATAACTGTGCATAATATGTTCCTGCATTTATCGGTGCTGTCAATTTATCTATCCCGTATTTGACCGTTAGCGTCATATCGGGATATTCTTCACAGTGCAGCTCCATTTGTTTCGGTGTTCCATCGTAAATAAATGTGTCCTTGACGACTTTTATGTGCACCAATTCTTGTAGGACAGATACAGTGATTTGTTTTGTTACGCTTTTTCCTGTGCTATCTGTCACTGTCCAGTCGTTTGATGGATATGCTGAGCCTCCACCGGTTTTTACTATACCGGACAGTAATCCGTCTTCTGAAAAATTCATACCTTTCGGGGCATATCCTGAATGTTCCCATTTGTATGGCGGCTTTCCCCCAACCGCCTCCATCTGAATTGAAAATTTTTCATTTTGACGAAATTTGATTAAATTTGTTGTTATCTCAAACAACTGAATCTGTCGAATTTTATCACCATATTCTGAAAACGGTGTATCATCAGGAACATCAACACCACCGTCTATAATTGCCTGCCGTATTTCCTGTTTGACCGCATAACAAAATGTTATGCGGTTATATAAATTGATTAAATACTGCATAATTGGCGATTTTTCAGTCGGATATTGATATTGGGGTGCATATGTATCATTAGAATATAAATTTCGGATATTTTTAGCATAATCGGCATATCCTCCGGTAACAGTACCACCCTTTTCAGCGATAGCCGCCTTGATGTCCGCAAATGATGCCATCATTAATTTGAATTTTTCGCAAATCGTCATGATGTTTCCTCCGCCACGCCATTTAATTCATCTAACATATCTGACATAGTACCTAATTGTGTATTCATTATTTGCAGTGTACTGTCTAATGAATTAATATTGGATGATATGTCTGACATTGATTTTGAAATGGCTTTTAGGTGTTCTTCCGCAGTTTTCACATTGTCTTTTACCATTCCGGGGACGTCTGCCTTGTCGGCATATCCCGGAATTTTAAATCCCTTTTCTGTTGTCGTTGCCATGCCAATCACCTCACATTACAGCTACTATATCACCGTTATCATCTTTTTGAATTAATCTGTGATATTCAAAATTGCCACAGTCTGAACTTGACGAAATTTCAGCAGAAAAAATAACATTGTCCGGTGGTTGTGGTCCTCTGCCTGACACCGTTGTAAAGCATACCAACGATATACTGTCGCTGTCATAGTTATAACATATATACATATAGCATTTATCTATTGATTGCAAAGGATATGTTGCAATACCTGATACATCTTTTCTTGCGATATAATTCACTTTAGGTTTTACCACGATAATATAACCATCATGTCCCTGACCTATCGAATATTCCAAATCAATTTTTTTGGTTGAATTGATTTTTTGAATTGCTTTTTCCAATTCATCAAATTTTGTGTGAATATCATTATTTAATTTTGCCAATGTTATCGCACTATCTTTGATTTTTATACCCGTAACTGAACTATCAGCAATTTTTTCTGTGGTAACACAACCGTTCGGATGATCCAACACTGTTGCGGTTTTATGTGTTTCAAAATCATCACGTGTAACCTCGTTGTTTAGCGTGACATTCACATTTATATCTGACGCATTTGATATAATATTCAAAAAATCAATAGTTCTGTACACATGGTTGCTACCATCAAACACAGGGAATGCCTGTGCACCGTTACCGCAATTTGTGTACAAATATAGAATTTCACCCAGATCAGGGTCCTGTGCCATTATACCGATTTCACGCAGATAAAACGGTGTATCGCCGTTTTTTATTTTTAATCGCAGATTAGTCATTCCGGCTGCCACAACAGACACATTTGTAATATCAACTGTTGCAGATGATGACGTTACTCCGGTTTGATGCGATTCAATTTCAGATTTCAGTGCCGTCAAATTCGCTACGTCTTCACCGTCATCTAAATACCCCGTACCGATAACTGCACGGGTAATCTTCAGCGGTACACCTGTTTTCAATTTTGCTTCCAGCAGCAAACCGGATGCCGTAAATTTTATATTTGAAAAACCCTCAATCTTTTTTTCTTCTGCCATATTTACTCCTCCTTGTACAATAGCTCTGCATACGTTTTATTTTTCGCGGTTTCATAATCAATTTGTTGCATTTCTTCAAATGTACGGTATTTTGCCATTTGGATTTGTTCACCGGAACAACCGTCAATCACTGCGAATTTTTCAAAATTCGCACAATTTATAATTCCATCATCAGCCACATTATTATCAAATCCAACAGTTTCATAGGTTTTTGACACTGCACATATACAGACAACAGCAGTTTTATGTTCCTGTGGCTGTTGTTCATCTAATTCAATAGTGGTAGCAATATGTGCAGGAATGATTTCACTGACACTGTTTAAAATTTCTTGCAGTAATAACGGCTTGCAACTTTGAATTTTTATTCTGTAATTGGGATTATCTTCGCTGATACTCGCAACGTTATCGTATGCACGAACTATATTTTGCAGATTTTCAAACGTTGTAGTTGCCGTATGTAAAAATTTTGTTTTGATTTTACTACGCCGTAATTCCAACGTATCATCAGACAACGGTATTAAAAAATCTGTTTCAAAATCGTGAATGCCTGTTTCATCAGCATCATCAACAGATAGATTTTTCAATGTTCTATCCAATTTATCGTACAATCTATCAAATTCAACATCACATGGATGTAATAATCCGTGCATATATTTTGAATTTTTATAGTATTTCGGCAACAGATTTTCAATGTTAGTCAATTTTCAACACCCCCAACACTGCAATCTGTGTTTCAGTTATCGGGACATTATTTGTAGATTGATTAACTGTCAAATTCGTATAATCGATTACACCATCAGTATTCAAAATAGCCTGTCCTATTTTAGCATAGGATACATAACCCTTTGAAAACGAAATTTCCGTCAAATATTCAGATATATTTTTTTTGATATTCTCTGTGACATTTCCCGTCATTTCGATTTTGCACGAAACATTGATTGCAATTTCTTCCGCTGTACCGACTGTCAAATCCGCTCCGACCGGTTTTAAATCGTCAATGTATTCTTTGACTTTTTTCACCAGTTCCGCAGGAGCTATTTGATTTTCTGTATCAACAATGATAACTTTGACCGTTCCCGGTCCGTTCCATAACGGGATACACTTAGCGTCACCTACTCCCGGAACGGATTTTGCCCACGATATATATTGATATTTGTTACCACTTGTGACGGGTCGGGATATATATTCATTATATCGTTCACGCAGTTGTGTATCTGTTTCGTCATTGCTGCCACCTGTGGTTGCGTGTTCGTTCGTAACCCGTAGCAATCCACTGATTGTAACCGGAAAACGATTAATATAGCCGGCTAAAACATTCCCCTGTGTTCCGGCTGTATCACATATGACCGGTGCTGATGCAGTTCCATCATCACCTATTGTCACCGTATCATTCACCGTAAACATGACATTTCCGGCTGCCACTTTGCTACCGACAGGCAACACTGCACCAGATGTTCCTGTGACCGTTATGTTCCCTGTTGCATACGTTGCCGATTTTCGATACAAACCAAAATGTGCAACGCATTTTTCTAAATATGTGCCACTTGCAGTCGAAACGTGCGATTGTTTTCGTACCGTTTCTAATTGGTCGTATGCGTTGTCAAATTCGACTGCAACAGATTTTTCAATGTCATATGTGTATGTACCTTCGGTTGTATCGTATTGTTCCGGCACTTCTGCCAGAAGACGTTCCGTTATAGATGTTATTGTTTCTGCCATTATAGTGCCTCCTTTAAGTCCGTTGTTCCGTACACTGTTGTAACAGTAAATTCAACTGTTAAATGCGTTCCGTCTACTTTTGCCGAAAAACCGTCCACACTGACAATATCCTTGTTTTTCTCTAAATTTTCAGTAATTTCTCGCTGAATTTCAGATAGCATATAGTCATGCGTGAATGTTTTACCTACAAATGTATCTTTAATTCTCGTTCCGTATGATGTTCCGTTATATATCTTGTACCGTCCTTTTTGCGTTCGTAGTACCTTGCCTATCCAACTGCGTAGTCGATCCATACCGACAACCATTTTCGGACGACCGTTTATAATAACAAAATCACCACGTTCAAAATCAAATGCCGGTTCTGTCGTAACATAATCAGCCATCTTGTATCACCCCCAACACAATATAACTGTTATCGTTGTTATACGGTAACAGGACAACTTTCTTGCCGTTGTGAATATATCTTCCTTCGGCATCACGTTCATACAGATTTACAATGCTTACAACGTGATTTTTTGTCAGTTGTATATTGTTACTGCGTGTTATGATTAAATCCGGTAATTGCGTTATTCTGCCGAATACAGGACCATAGGTTTCACCCTTGCTTAAATTCTTCAGCATTTTTGCTAATTCTGTATATCCGTTATTCATATCATAATCGCTCCAAATCTAATTTATTGTAATGCACACCTTGTTTTATACTGTGCTGACTGCTATTTATCAAATACTTTTCATCACCGATAGCGATAACACTTCCGGCTCTGGTATAGCTGTTCAGTTCTTCAATAATTTCACCGGAATATGTTTCGCTTGTATTGTTCAGCTCCGACAACTTGTTTTTTGCCACTTCCTTTGCGTCTTCATTTTCACCGACTTTGATAACTTCTTGCAAAAAACCGAATTGTGCAATGCTGTTTTCATCTTTCAGCGTTGTTAAAACATCTGTATCTGAAATAACCTTTACGCTTGTTTTTCTGTCCTCGATGTTGGTTTTATGCTCAACGTTTCCGATATACTTTATCGAATCTTTCAATTCGGTGTTTGACGATATTCTGAATTGTGGATTTACAACCATATCCGCACAATTATAAATTCTGATGCCGTCAGGAACAAAATCAAAATTATGTACACCGCCACATAGTGTCAGTATGTCAGCAATAACATCTGATACCGCCTTGTCCACATAAATTTGCGTAATCAATAACGGTAATTCCGGTATCATCACAATAGGAATACACAAATCACCGCATATTTTTTTAATGCAGTCGTCAGCACGCATTGCAGTGAATTGATATGTATCACTGGTTTTGTTCAGATACTGTCCCACATCACCGGCAACATATTTATTAACGTAATTATCGCCGTCATCAACTTCGATAATTACACCCCTAAAATCTTCTTGTGTACCGCCGCTATAACGAATTATATCGCCCTCTTGCGGTTTGTACATATTGATGTACTTCATATCACCTGCCTTTGGTACGCTGAAATTAAACAGCGTTGCAAGCGTATCCTTGGTATTTTGCCACGATATATCGCCCACATATGATGATATATCAATATCGTTGCATAACACCGTTAAACCACCATTATGGCGGTCACACTGCATTGGTGTTTGTTTGAATATTGTCGGATGTATGGAAATTTTCTCGTTTGTATCAATAAAATGATATTCTTTTTCATTTTCTGCCGTTGTGCTTCCTGCACCGCCGTAGGTTGGTTCGCTGTCCGAAGTCCATATTGCCTTGATTCGTGCTGAACGGTTTATATCGGCGGCATTTAATGCTGATGTAAATTCATCATTATTTCGCACAACTGTTCTGTCAATAATGAATTCCAATACATTACGATCAAACGGATAGTCGTGATACATATGTTTGCTGTCTGTTTCACTGTCTTTTTTTTCGTCAGCCTTTACGCAATAAATCGTCTTCCCATCATCAAATTCCACTTTGATAAATGTTCCGTCCGGACCGTAGTATGAACCCATTGCTACACAATAGAATTCTTTGTATTTTCGTAGTCCACCATTTGCAGTTGTCGAATTACTGCCCCATAAATAGCTATATCCGCCTGATGATTTATCAGTGTATAACTGATATGCCATATATGCTTTTGTGGCTAAATCCCTGCCGATATTCGGTACTTCTCGTGCCGTCCAAGCGGCAGTCATTCCGCTACTGCTATCCAAATTAAAATGAACAAACGTCAATCCGGACATTGATAACGTTCTGGATCGAACCATATCGGATGAATTGCCTTCAATCGTTGTGATATTGGAACCGTCACACGATGCAACTATACCTACATGATTTGCCCAATCCGAACCATTGTAATTTATTAAAAACAAATCACCTGCTTCGGGATTTTTATTGGTGAAAACCTCACCATGTCCCTGATTTGCATAATGTGCAAAATAACCGGCACTTGCCGTTTTAGGCATTATGTCTGTTGTAATACCTGCTTTATCCGCACACCACGAAACAAATACCGCACACCAAGGATAATTACTTCCGTCTACTTCGTGTCCGTAAAACCATGTATTATATTTGACGTTATTCGTTCCGTTTTCCTTTGTGCCGTTTTCAGCCTGTGCAATTTTAACTAAATCCTGTCCACTTGCCATATTTAATCACCAAATGCTCCGGCTTTGTCTAAAATAACTAATATGCGAATCATATTCTTTGTCAGTCCCAAATCGTCATCATCAATACCGGACAAATAACCCTTTTTCTTGATTTTTTCAATCGTTGGTGCAGCCCAATCAGGAATACTGTCAACGGTATAACCCTCAAAACCGTTTGCATTATCTATCATCACGCACATTCTGATAATGTCCATAGTCAATCCCAGTTCATTATCACCGGTGCCGTTCAAATAACCCCTATCCATTAATTTTTGGATCGTAGGTTTCGCCCAATCAGGCATATTATCATCCATATAGTTATAGATTTTTTCATTTTCCAATGAATCCAACCGTTTTTCGACTGCGTCCATTCTTGCCGCCAAATCATCTAACTGTGCCATATTTGTATCCTCCGTATCATTTAACAGCTCTACTTCGCCCAATTCAATCGAATAATCCAAATCGCCAGTTGTGCCAACATCAAAATCTAATTTTTCTATGGCTACAGCCATATTTATGCTGATGTTTGCAAAACCGGTTGATGTAATCACTAAACGAACAGGCAATTTTCGTTTTTGCCACGATTTTAATTTTTCGTAGTATTCTTGACCGTCCATTGACGCATCACGTCTGAACGGATAGTCATGGACAGGAAATATTCCGTCCCATGAAACACCTCGCAATTCGGTATTTCCTATAATTTTAATCCAGCCATATCCGGCTGATTCAAATGTTTCTGTTGACTGTGAATTTGTCACAGAAAAAGAGGGAGGAGTGACAGGAATATGCACTACCTCCTCGCTGTTATTTACGCTTAGGTAAAAATCTAACATTTTCCCTCACTCCTTTTATAAAATTGCATACTGTCGTTTTATTTCAGGTACAACTATATTTATAAATCGTGCCGCCATTTCTTCTTCATTCGCATTTCCTGCATTAATGGTGACGTTTATATTAATATCATTGTTTCCCTGACTTTTCTTTTGGCTGTTTTCGGTGTATGCTTGCAAATTCCGCCAAAATGCCGAAAGTGGAAGTATCGCCTCAGCCCCGGCTTCACCGCCCATCTGAATCTTGCCGTTTGCAAATCCAAATGCAGTTGGACGTGTCATAATACCGCCCTTGGCGTTCCAATCCAATCCGAATTTTGGAATAGGTGTATCAACCCCCATCACCGTAACAGTTCCTGTCTGCACAATCTTTGGTGCTTTCAGCAGGCTTTTTATTTTGTCCCATACAGATGATACAGTATCAGAAATTTTAGTGAACACATTTTTAACTGTGTCAACTGCCGCCGTAATCTTTTCAACAATGCCGTTTTTGATGTTTTCAAAAATAGTCATTACGGTGTTTTTCACATTGCCAAATGCTTCACCGAATTTACTTTTTACGGCTTCCATCTTCACACCGACTGCATTGACAACCTCGCCGAGCTTACCGCCTGTTAATTGATTAATTGCGTCATAGCCTGTCCTGTAGTATTCCTTGACACCCTCTATTGCCGCAAATGTAGCACCTTTCAGTCCTCCGCCGTGTGCGTCATATGCACTTTTTATGTTGTTCAGTTTTTCCGATACAACATTTTTAACACCGCCCCATAATTCTGACGTTTTTTCTTTGACTCCGTTCCACATTGTAGACACTTTTTCTTTGACTGCTGATATTCCGTTTTTTATCTTTTCAAATCCGGCTTTTATTCCTTCCCATGCACTTGTAACAATCGCTTTAACTTTTTCCCATAGGTTGATCCAAAAATTTCGGAATCCTTCGGACTTATTCCACAATACAATAAACGCCCCTACCAATGCACCGATAGCCACAATGACAATACCAATCGGATTTGCTGTCATAGCTACATTTAACGCCCATTGTGCGGCTGTTGAAATACCCATAACAACATTTTTAGCCGTTTCAGCTGCATTCCACAACAAAACTGCACCTTTGTATGTGATTATCGCCCCTGCAACTGCTCCTATTACCGGAGATAATGCCTCAATTACCGATATAGCTCCACTGGCTAAATCCATAGCCGTAGATAATGCGTCACAGAATGTTGATATACCTCCCTCACAGAAATCTTTAAGCATTGGTCCAATGTTTGAAAATGTATCAGTTATGGTATTTTTCAGTCCCTCAAACGACCCTTTTAGCTTTCCTACAGAACTTTCACCGATTACATCTGTCATACCGTCAAAAATTGATGGTATTGCATCTAAAACAGCCTTTCCCAATGCAGGTAATTGGCTGATTAAACCGGTAACCAAACTCTTTGTGGCTGAAACAAGGTGTGGAAGTATATCGGATACCATTGACGGAAGTTCTGCTACAATTACAGGAGCCAAACTCTCAATTAACGAACCTACGCCACTTAACGCACCCGTTATTGCCGGTATAACATTCTGCCCGAACGTCTTAGCCGAATCAACCAGTGCATCCAAACTCTGATCAAACATTTTTCCGCCTGTTGTCAAGCTGACAAGAGTATTTTCAAACGCCGCTTTCAGTGACCCCCACGATCCGCTTATTGTCGTGCTTGCCTCTTTTGCGGTTGTGCCGGTAATATCCATTTGAGTTTGAATTGCGTGAATAGCCTGTGTAATATCGGCAAATGATGAAATATCATACTTCTGTCCGGTAAGTTTCTGTGCATCGCTAAGCAGTCGTTTCATTTCAGCTTGCGTGCCACCGTAACCGAGTTTTAAATTGTCAAGCATGGTGTAATTTTGCTTTGCAAAACCTTGATAGGCATTTTTTATGGACTCCATATCCGTACCCATTTTATTTGCATTATCGGACATATCAACCAATGCCGAATTTGCGTAATCCGCCGCCTTGTTTGTATCTCCGCCTAAGCTTGATATTAATGACGCTGAAAATCCCGTAACAGTATCCATATATTCATTCGCCGACATTCCGGCAGTCATATATGCCTTGTTTGCATTTTCTAATACGACATTCTGTGCACTCATCAAACTGTCATATTTTCCTTGAATATCAGAAACACTTTTACCGACACTCTGTGCATATTCCTCAACACTTCTTCCGCCTGCTCCGAACAACGTTTCTACACCGCCCGTAAGTTGTTCATAATCAGCAAATGCACCGACAGACTTTGAAACCAATGCAGTAACGGCAGTTGCGGCGGCTGTGACAGCAAAAGCCAAAACCCTTCCCCCCTTTTCGGCGCCCCCGCCTATCCCTTGCATTACGGAAGTCATTTTGGAGGCACTGCTTGTTGCGTCTTTCATAGATTCGGTCATATTTTCAACACTGCTTGTTGCGGTCTTGATACCTTTTGCAAAACTACTTGCATTAAGATTCATATTTATGGCTATCGACTTATCCAAAACTATTCACCTCCCAATGCTTTCCACTTTGCGTATTCATCATCATTTGCCTTTTTGGCACTTGCAAGAAAAAATACTTTTTCAATTTCGGGTCTTGCAAGCACCTTTTCGGGCAATATTCCTCTTTGCAGATAATGATGTATCATATAGAGTTCATCATCTGCCTCTATCAGTTTTTTACTTCTTCAACAAGTTTTACACTATTGACATATCCCGCAAGTTTCATACACTCCATCGCGATAGGTGTGATTTCGCCGTCGTCAAAAATCTTTTCTACGATTTCTTCGGGATATGTACAGCCGTATGCCTCCTGAAGTTCTTTTGAATGTAAATCCGGTTCGGCAACACACTCATAAACAAGGTGAGCGTCACCGTCCTTTTCCATTTCCGCCGATTCTGTTGCAAGCGACTTTGTCGGTGCTTTTATAACAATCTCGCCACCAAGGCTTTTTACATAAACTCTCGCTCTTTTTACGTTTTTCTTTGCCTCAAGCACTTGCTCCTTACGCTTAATAAGTTCCGCAAGAGTAATTTTTGTATTCTTATCCATAATCATATACCTCCGTTATTTCACATTCATTGTAGATGTAAGGTCATAGTCGGTAAAACCGCCGCTGAATTCTTCTTCAACTATCTTACCGTTTTCAAAATTCATAAGTGACACATCATTATACCAACAATTATCAAGTTGAATTGTTTCATAACCGCCGTTATCAGGATCTTCAAGTCTTGCCACCAACGTATGTCTTGTATCTTTACCTTTTTTATGACCGTCGGCTATTTCTTTGCCCCTTGAATATACTTTTCGTACGGTATATGAAAATTCATAGTCAACGCCCATAAGCTTTGAATCGTTCGTTGTATCGCCGGCAAAACTTACACTCTCACGATTTGTCTTTTCCTTTGCCTCGAACTTATACACTTCATAGGCAAGACTTCCGTCAATCCAAAGTTTACCGAATGTACCGGAACAAAGTTGATTACCTCTCGGTTTAACACTTTCAGCCATTATCTATCACTCCAATCCTATTTTAAAACTCAAATCTTCAATACAATCCTGTATTGTAATATCAGCCCCCGCAAATATGATACTTCCCGTATTTGCTACTTCGACTTCGCTGTCCGTCCAATCCGACACGTCATATTTTTGAGCAAGCCATTCACGTTGCGACTGAACGTCAATATACGCTCTGCAATCGGCACCGTCATACAATACGCCCTGTGACTGCAACGACTTAAAATACTGATTAACCGCACCTATAAACAGCATTTTATTTTCGTGACTGTTTACAACATTAATATAATTTTCCTCAAACGATGCTTTTATATCATCTCTTATGAGGTCAAGACTGTCTATAATCTTGATTTTCTTCATATCCTCCGTCTTATCGCCCGACAATGTTACAAGCGAATTGACACCTCTGCCGACTTTAACCTTTTCGCCGTCATTGATAAGTATAAACTTACCGCCGTCAATATCATCATCCGGAGTTGTACTTTCCGTTATGCTTTCAACCTCTGCAAGAGTTTGATACGTCGCACCCTCTGTCATAGGCAATCCTGCCAAAAGTCCTGCAATACGGCAACAGTATTCGGCAGTGGTATAAACCTTTGTACCGACTTTTATATCATTGGTTGCGAAGTTTATAATACCCTCATTATTCGCCGCATACGGAAGTACGGCTTTAAATGTCTTTTTCGCATTTCTCTGTGCAATAATCCAATCCGCAATATCTTTTTCGTTATCGGCAAGCGACGGTATTGCAAGGTAATTCCACTTTTTATTTTTTAATCGTGCAAGTGCGTCGTCATAGGTATCTTCCGCACCTATTCTCTCGACAATAACCCTTTGCGGTCCGCCGAGGAACGTCTTGCTTATGTAATCATAATTTGCGGTTGTCCAATGAGATTTTACAACTTCACTCTCATTTGTATACGAATATGATGTAATATCGCCTTTGGTTGCGTCACGCAAAATCAGTGCAACAATGCCGTTTGCACTTCGTTTAATTGCCGTTTCAGCTTTGGACTGAAACACTATATTTATTTCAGGTAAACCCATTATAAATCTCCTCCTAACATCAAATCTTCTGCCTTATCGTATGTACTTTCGTTTCTCACCTTAACGGTGTAATTGTATACAAGCTCCGTCACAAGCGTATAATTTTCCATAGAGAAATTAATATCAAAGCACCTTACACGCATACCGTCAGACAATACAAGCGGATTGTATAAAAACAAATCTCTTAATTTTTCAGCCACATCAATAAATTCGTCTTGGCTTATTTCTTTCGGAACATATCGTATTCTTACCGTCTGCATTTCATCGTCCAAAAACGTATTTGTCGCCTGTACGTTAAGCGGAAACATTTCAACGATAAAGCAAGGCTCTGAAAATCCTTGTTCGGTGTATGCCGTATATACCGCATAATCATCGCCAAACAGGTTATGAATAGCTTTCGTCACTGCATTTTTTATTTTTGATGTCATTTCAATACTTCCTCCATTTTCTGCATAAGTATTTTAGGTGCATCCCTTTCAACTTTCGGTACTACGGTGTTAAGATACTTTTTACCCTCAACCCACTTTTTGCCGTTTTTCTTAGGCTTGTACTTCGGGGACGTACCCTTTCCGAGCCTTGTACGGTGTCCGAACTCCACATAAGGAGCATATTCAAGTGCGGTATATATTCCGCCTTTTACCGTACTTCCGCTTACAGTTGTTCTTTCTGCTTGCCAACTCTTTTTAAGTGTACCGCCCGTTTTACCGTTCTTGTAATGTCCGGGTTTTGTTACGTTACTGATGTATTTTAATGCCCTCTGTGAAATTACATTCATAGCCGATGCACAAGCTTTGGTGTAATCCACACTTTCCATCTGCTTTTGTAATTTCTCAAGCTGTGAAAAATCAATCTCATTCATTACGCATAATCCTCGAATAATTCCAGTGCAATTTCTTGGTGCGATGTATAAACCGCACTTTCACCGCTACGGCAATAGTCAGTTGTTTTTCCGTTTTGTGTAACGGTTATTTTACTGCCCGACGGTATTTCAACCTCCGGTGCAATAAAAAGTACAACCGATTGCGATACGGTGCTGTATCCGTCGTCCTTTGCCGCCGAATTTCGGCTTTGAAATGAAAGTCGGCAAGGCTGTTCGGTTAAAACAGCCTTTTCGGTAAATACAGTTTCTCCTGTTTCATCATTCACGCTTGAAACTTTCACTTTGACAGAACATAAACCTTTATACAGTCTTTCAATCGCCGCTCTTACCATATTCATCACCACACCAACTTTCTGAAACGTGCAAGCCTTGCTTTGTAGTCTTTAAACACGCTCGACATACTGCTTGAATTACTGCCATACGATACGGTAACATCGCCCTCTTTGATTGACGTTACATTGTCATATTGTCCCGACGATGCCGATACATCATAGCGGAACAAGTCCGCCGCCATAAGTATAACGGTATGCTTTAAATCATCGGGAATACTGTCAATGTGGCAATAATTCTTGATATATTCGATTGTGCTTTCAATACACCTTTCGGCTTTTCCTCTGTCATCTTCGCTTATGCCGTACATATCCGTAAAAACAGTTATATACTCGTCCATAAGTCACCTCATCAAATCTTGTGACGCATTTCGACAATTCTAATCTGCTTAGGGCCATATACGGGCGTCCAGTTTGTTGCATTGGCAAGTTCCGTACGCGTAGGGCCTTCCGTATTTGTGACATCGGCGTCCGTAAACTTAACACCGCGTGGGTGAAGAATATACGTCTTACGATTGATAAGATAATCAACGCCACTGCCCTTTTTCTTATCTCTGTCTGTTTCGGTCGCAACAAACTTTTCCGGTGTACCGTTACCGAGTGCAATCGCACCGTTGCCGAAAAGATAGGTTGAAAATACTTGACTCGAACCAGAACCTGTTACAGGACAGCCGTCGTCAATAATAACTCGCTTACCCATATATGTACTGAACGGATTTGCACCGGACGGCTGAATTACGTCAATAAGGTCTTGCTTTCTGAGTGCCGCCTCAACCGCACTGTGCATAACAACAGCGGTAAGTTCCGCTTTGTTGTCGCCTAAAAGCTGTTGTGCGTCAATAAAAGCACTTCCGCTCCATTTTGCACTGTTACCGCTTGCGCTTGAAATATCAAGAATGTTTGACGCAAGTCTTGTTTCAGCCTCTTTAGGCGAACCGTCGGATACTGCCGGAATTGTGCCGAAGATACCTTTAAGCACAGCGATAAGTTCCTTTTGTAAATCTCTCACCCAAAAGTCAGATACAAGACTTGCAATCGCCGCCATAGGGTCAGCACCCGACATTGCGGCCGAAAGGTCTGTCGCACTCCACATTTTTGCACGTCTTAAAATTACCGCAACGTCTTTCTTACTGCTGATTTTGTCGGCAGTAAGGTCGTCACCCTCGATAACCGTTTCCGATTCACCTGTTAGGTCAGAGAAAAACGGCATATTTACAAGCGGACTTGCCTGTGACGCAAGCTTGTCAAACTCTGCGTCGTTTTGAACTATACCGCTCTGCACAAGTGCCGATTTTTCAAGTGTTTTTTGAATAACGTACGGATTAAACAGTTCCGGTACGATAATATCTGATAATGTTGTTCCCATATTAAATTCCTCCTGTCATTCCTGCCTCTTGCATTAATACTTTTGCTTTAGCAGGGTCGTTTTTATAAATTTCTCCCTGTTTGGTAAGATTGAATGTTTCCTTTGCCCAAGGATTTACGTCTGAACTTCCGCTTCCGCCTTTTGGTGTATATGCTCCTCCTTTTTCGGCAAAAAGGTGTGAGTACGTCTTATCCTCCCTAAGCGGTTTAAGAATATCGTCCACACCGACAGGCTTGCCGTCTTTGTCGAATGTAAACTTGTCAATTCCGCCTTGCTTGTAAATAAGATAGTCGGCATCGGTTACACCGGCTTTTGAAAGCTGTTCCTTTAATGCGTATGTCTTTGCGGTGTTCAACGCATCTGTTTTAAGCGTTTCAATCTCGCTTTCATACTCTTTGATTTTGTTCTGCAATTCCGCGTTGTCGGCATTTGATTGTTTAAGGTCCTCAATGGTTTTATTCGCCGTTTTAAGCTCCGTAACTTTGTCATTGAAAACATTTTTCGGTACTGCATACTTCGGAAATTCAGAGTTTACAGTCGACATCACTCCGTCAATATCCAACTTGCCGTCCTCAATCTTCGCCTTTTCCAATATTGCCTTTAACCATTCCATTCTTATTTCTCCTCCATAATTTTTTATTCAGGTGCGTTCCTGTAAAAAAGCATTGTTCTTTATTCTCTGCAACACTTGAAAAAAGAGTATAAAAAAAGCACCGTTTCATAGGTGCTAAGGCGGTAAACCTCGTATATTCACTTGTTCCACTCTCCTTTTTCGTATCAAAAAAGCACGCCCTAAGACGTGCTTAATGTATATTTAATTTATATACCGGGAATTGTTTCTTTAATGCTTTTAGCTAAATTTGCCGCTTTTTTCATCAAAGAATTTTCGCTAAGATATTCAAGTCCTTTTAATGTTATTCGGACATCATCGAATTTGATTCCCTGTATTCCTATCATATCAACTATGATTACTCCGGTTATATATTCTTCTTTGGCAAGCATTCTGATAATATTCTCAAATCGATTTTCTGTTATCTTGAAATTTTCTGCCTTTAGCAAAGACCTATCAACTTCATCACAATCCATTGCACTTTCAAGGACTTTAAGTATTTTATAAATAACTTTAAAATTATCCATTGCCTATACTCCCTTTGTTGTAATAAAAACATACTCATTAGTGTTTTTTGCTTTAATCAAACATACTATATTCTTTTCGTAACTTCTCGTAATACTTTTTTACTTCTTCAGGTGCATCTTCTCGTAAGTGGCATTCTCCGTCGGGATACTCTTCCCATTTGTCCAACTCTTTACTCATCTTCAAATCATATTCTGTTATAAGCCTCATCATTTTACACACCTCTTTACCAATTCCAATAACCGCTTATCTTTTACAATTCCCTTTTTCTCTTGTAACAGCACTTCCGCAATTAATTCATTTAATTGTCTGTTGCCCTCTCTTTTCAATCCATCTTTTGCATTTCGACTAACAGTATTTGACACATAAGAATAATCAAGTCTTTGTTGTTCCTTTACGTATTTCCGCAACTCTGATTCTATGTTCATTTTATTACTTTCTCCACCGTTTGTCAACACAAAATCCCAATGTTTCTTATGGAACATTTCATGCCACAATACATCAAGCTTGTTCTCCGCGACAAAATACCCGTCTTTTAGCATTTCATTCAAAAAGCTTTCATCTGTCAATTTCTCATTGATATATAAGCGATTGTTTTTGTGACTGTATGCGGCTATACCTTTTATTGATTTTGCTATTACGATTTCTGAAACATCACCCAATAAATCGATACTATTCTTAGTATCTATTACAAACTTTATTGTATTCTGTGCGTTCTTCGAGTTTGTTTGCGTATAAATACCGTTATGATTTTTTACAGGATTGCATTTACATCTAACACCATCTTCATCAAATACTTTCGACAAAGACGTAGTATCAGTATCTTCAACATTTTCAAGTGTTTCCTCTTCTTCCACAAAATATCCCGTTATTGTACCACGACAACGGGTATGAAACGGCGGTGCGGTTATGCCTTGCTGATATTCGGACAGTTTAAAATGCTTTCCGTGCATACTTGCACACTCATCGCAAATATCACTGTCCATATTCTCGTCAATCTCGTATTCGTCACACCCTGCGTCCATTATCGAACGCAATCTTGCGTCAACCATAATATGCGTATATTCCGTCTGATACAGTGCGGCGGAACGGCTTTTTGAAACATTCATTCTTGATGATATATTCTTAATCATCTTATCGGGACTGTCGCCCCTTGTTATGCCCTGTACAAGATTTGTATTAAGTTCTCTTAAAAGTTTCTGCTTATCATTCCATATTCGGTCAGAGAAGTTACTTCCGTCAAGCCACTTTTCATATATCGCATTCTTTACCGTGTCACGGTCGAACTTTGCAAAATTAACAGCATAATCAACCGAATCGGCTATATGTTTATTTGTTGTATAATATGTATCACTGTATGCCTTTTTAAGCGACGTTGAAAATTTATCCTCTTGTTTTTGCTTTAAGAGTTCGACTTCTCCACGCATTTGATATTTGAGCGCCTCCAAACGACTTACCCTTGAACGCATATACTCATTATCAAGCATTGTCGTCCACTTGCCGTCTGCGTTATCGAGTGCCTTTTCTCGAAATTCTTCAAGCGACAACTTAAAGCCTTTAAGTTCGTCACGGCTTAGCTGTTTTCGTGCCTCTGCCATACTGATACCGTTTTCACCCGCATACCTTGCGTAAAACGTTTCAATCTCTTTTTTTATGCCGTTTAAGGACCTTTCATACTCTTTTATGAGTTCGCGTTCTATATCATCGGCTTTCTGTGCGTGGATTTTTAAAAGCTCACTGTTCCTCTTCTTCCAATACTCGTTCATTATGTCCACCCATTATATCGTCACTGTCGTCCTTTTCTTCCGCAATTCTCTCCATTTCCTTATCTGCGTCCTCGACAAACGGATGACGTTCAATAATCGTGCGTTGAGATATAACACCAACGCTTTTTTGTGCTATATCCGCAAGTTCGGTGTCGTTTGAAACACTTGTCCTTGTCCACGTCTGTGTGACATTTTCACAGGCGATACCGCTGTAATTGCATATCGCTTTGATGAGTTCTTCAAACCCACTCCTAAACTCCATTTCCGCCATACCGGCTTTGAGTTCAAGCAGTGAATACAAATATTTCAATGCCGTACCCGATGAATTACCGAAGTTCTGCGGATCAGGATCAATACCTTTGCCCTGTTCAAAAATACTCTTGCGTGTCATTTGGAGCATTTTCTCTCTTGCCTCAACCGGAATATCAATCGTCAAAGTCGAAAGTCCTCCGCTTGCTCCGTCCTCCGAATCAAGCTTAATAGTCTTGTACTTCTTGAGCTGTGTCAAAAACTCTGAAAGGCTCTCGCCCTCATATCCGCTTAGTACGAATATAATCTCCTGTATATCTTCGAGGTCGTTTATAAAACCGCTGTACGTTTTGTCATATGTATCAATAAGTCCTTTTATCGGTGTAAGGTCATCACGATGAAAGCCGTTATTGAAAAACGGAATAAACGGTACACGTCCGAAATTATGACTGTACACGTTACATACAGTTCCGTTTGTTTCAACGTCGTACACGTTGAACATATTATACATTTCAAGCCGTTCAAGACCGTCGCCAATCTTCTTACGGAATACACTGCATTCCTTATCAGTCCAATACTCATAAACGTGGTAAGTGTCACCGTTATCGTCAAGCTCCTGATACGTTCTGAAACAAGCCGTCAATTCGTGTTCCAAAGTATCGCCCCATATCGGTATAACTTGTTTACTGTCTATAACGTCATACTTAAATCCGTCATTATCCCAGTAGTGAATCCAACCTACACCCGCATTTGACGCATTTATTGCAAGTCTTGAACATATTTTCGTGTATCGACTGCCGAGTATATCGCTTATTTTCTCATTCGCCGATTTATTCCCGACATCAAATAACGGCGGTGACGTAAACATATATGCGGACTTTTGGTCTACAAGCAAGCCGTGAAAATTTGATGGTATTCTGTTATCGGCATTTCTCAAAGGCTTTTCGTCCTCACTATGCTTTATGTGCAAAATATCGTTGTCGTTTAAGTAATACCTTTCCGCCGTCTGCACTCTCGATATAAAATTCTCGTGTCCGGGTATATATTTCTTTATCAGTTTCTTTACTGTTTCCAAATCCAATTTTATCACCTACTTTAAAATTGACAGTCCGCCTTTTTTCCTGTTCATCATCTCCGCAATACCCGTTGTTGCGTCGGGGGCGTCGTCGTGCTTGTTCCTGCCCTCACGTTGATATGTCGTCATCGCCTTATAGTATTCGGGAAAACGTATGTGCCAGTCGCAAGGAAAATATATATGCTCCATTACCCAAGTGCTGTTGGATAATATTCGTGCCTCTTTGTTATTGCTTTGGTGAAACCATTTCACCGTTGTAAAATTACTGCCGTACTTTTCGGCAAGGATTTCACGCACACGTCTTGCGAACGAACGTCCGCCGTTATTGCTTTCAATCTTTGCAAGGTTGACGTTGTTCTCGTATAATCTACGTGCCGTTTCACCCTCTGTAACCTCCATAGGCTCGTCGGTATAATACACGTCTATGACGTATACTTCTTTGCCGTATATACCGTATATTATGTTGCAGAGATAGTCCGCACCTGTATCGGCGGTATCGCAATATGATTGTATTTGCGTAATCGGCGGTAAGCTGTCGTATGTTTTAAGCGTTGTGTAGAGTTTGCCTTGCAAATCAATCGGCTCTTGCTGATAATTCGCACTTGCTATGTCCGCACCCATTGCCTTAATCTTTAAGTCGTAACTGCTCCGTGAAAGTATTTCGTCACAAAGCATATTGCCGTCATCACAAACGGCTTTCATCGTGATTACTCTGTGCGATATGTTGTTCTCGCTGAAATATTCAATCGCACGTCCCGCAAGGTCGCCCGACGCCCATCGTGTCATTATAATAATTATCTTGCCTTTTTCTTCAAGTCGTGAAAGCATTGTGTTCGTAAACCATTCCCAATGCTTTTCTTTGACTGTTTCGTTGTATGCCTCCTCGGCATTTTTGATAAGGTCGTCGACTATAAGTAAACTCGCTCCGAAACCTGTCGCAGTACCGGACGGCGATGTGGCAAGATAGTTGTTGTAACCGCCCTCAAGGCTCCATAAGTTCATCGCTCCGTCGCCTTGCTTTATTTTCACATTCGGAAATATGTCACTGTAAATAATCTTATCCTTATCCGCTTTTTCCTCTTGAATAGCATTACGCACCGCTTTTGAAAATGTGGTTGATAACGTTTCATTGTATGAACCGGTCATTATCTTTTCACTTTGATTTCTGCCGAGTACCCATTCGACAAACATTGACGCAGTACGGCTCTTGCCGTGACGCGGCGGTAAATTGATAATCAATGCGTTTTCGTCACTTTCGTAAAACGATTGCATTTCATTGCATAATCGTACAAGAAATTCTCGCTCCGGCTTGTAGAATGACGGTGCGGTTAAATGGCAAAAATAAAAGAACTCGCGTCGTGCAAGTTCTTTCTTCGCCTCAAGCATTATTAAGTTTTTATCCATCACCTATCAACTTCCTTAATTCGTCAGTCGTAAGATTTGCCATAGGATTGTTTATGTCCATCGTGCCGCTGTGCGTTATTTCCTGTTTCGGTGAAAATTCATCTTTGCATTTGCGTTCAAGATACCATAACGATAAATTAATATCACCCTTTTTTATCCCGTGTGCAACGTTTAATTTCGACTTCATTTTGATATTGTCTTTAAGTAGCTCTTTTCGCTCCGAAAACTCCTTGTGTTTCTTGCAGTAATTGTATAATGTGCTTACCGCTATATCCGCATAAATACAAGCCTCTCGGTCACTTAACCCCATTAAAAATCCCTCTTCGAGTTTTTGGACTGTCTCTTTCGTAATCTTTCTCGGTCTTGCCATGAATTTCACCTCCTGTTTTTGGGTATAGAAAAAGCACTACCTATGCGATAGTGCCTTATATTTTATTTTGATACAATAGTGACATTGTATTGTTTTGCTCAGTTGACTGTGTTGCTTTCTTCTTTTTCCGCTATCAGTTCATCTAAAACTTGTAATGCTATGGTGCATTGTATTAATTCTTCATTTTTATGAATATTATAGCGTATTAATACAAAGCTTACACCAAGTATGATAATAAGAATCATAATTATATACCAAAGTACGGAATCTCTTTCATTTTCAGATATTAAAAAATTCAAAATAGACATACATAATGCGATGATTGATACAATAAAACTCAATCTACTATACACATCATTCTGTTTTCTATCTTCATAACGAACTTCAATTCTCAATTTTTCACTTTTTAAATATTCCAGTGTTTCGTTTTCATAGAACTTTTTTAAGTCTTTACGATATTTTAAATATTCTCCATCATCATTATTTGTTTTTAATATACGTTCTTTCATTCTTTATCCTCCGTAAAAATTGTATTTGTGTATATAATTCGACAATATCACACAAAATTCCTTTTTTAGAAGAATAATTTTTTTAATATCCCTATTCCCACCAATCA